GCATGCACGCCCCTGCGTGCATGAGCTTGTTTGACAGTGTATTATGGCCGGCGTCTAATGGGTATCTTGCGGTCTGGATCGCAGGAGTGGCGGAATTGGCAGACGCGCGGGATTTAGGTTCCCCCCACACTCATTCCCTGTCTTGCAACCGATCTTCACACTTCCTCGGGAAACCGGGGTTCTTATTTCTCGCCTCATTCTCGACATCGGGATCTTCGCTGTGACGGGATGTGACAGTGACAGTCACAACTTGGCGGAGACCGCCCTCTGGGCCTGTGTCACAACTCAGTCACAAACCGGGGGGTCTCTGTCACACGACGGGCAATTAACACCCACCCTTAGAGAAGTAGCAATTAACCCCCACCCTTAGGGAAACAAAGGGAGACGGTGTTAGACAGAGTTAAACCTAACTCTCCCTTCACTCTCCCCAGAAGTCATTCAAACCCTAGTCAGACCTCTTTGACCCTGTTCAACCACCTGTCTTGGGACAGGGGTGTGGTCGAGGTCTGGTTCAACCGGAGTCTCACTCATGGATAACACCCCCACGACCAACGTCTACGAACGACAACTGGCGCTCGAAGAAGAGTGCTCACTGCTCGGTCTCACCCAGTACCGCAACCGGACACTCCGTATGCGGGAGAAGGGAATGGAGACCCTGAACGACTACGGTCATACCCTGATGCGGCGGTCGATTGAACCCCTGTCTGAAGCCATCGAGCGGTTCAAGACCGAGGCGAGGAAGGGGGCCGGTCGTCGCCATGCGGCCCTGAAGTACCTCGAACTGCTGGAGTCTGACGTGATCGCCCTGCTCGTCAGCCGGGTGATCTACGATGCGATCTCCATCCCCCGACGCATCCAGACCGTCGCCCGAGACATCGGCGGCGTGATTGAGGATGAGGTGCGGTTCCGCAGCTTCGAGGAACAGAACAAGCAGCTGTTCAACGGCGTCATCCGCAACCTCGACAAGCACGAGAAGGGATACCAGCGCGGTGTGCGTCGGTCGATGCTCATCCATGCCGCCAACAAGTTTGGCATTCTGCACCAGAAGTGGCCGCAGTCGGAGAAGGTGCATCTGGGCATGAAGCTGATCGAACTGTTCATCGAGTCGGTGGGTCTCGTGCGGATCAGCCGCACGTTCGAGGGCCGGAACAACGTGGTGCTCACCCTCGAAGGGACCGAGGAACTTCAGCAGTTCATCCAGCAGTACAGCGCTCGGGCCGAAGTGTTGGCCCCCTTCCGCATGCCTATGCTCTGCCCCCCGAAGCGGTGGACGACGCCGTTTGACGGCGGGTATTACCGCCCGAAGGCTCAACGCAAGCTGATCCTGTCGGCGTCGACCGGCTACCTGCGGGAACTGGCTGGCCACGACATGCCCGAGGTCTACGCTGCTGTCAACGCGATGCAGGAGACCGCGTGGAAGGTCAACCGCCCGGTGCTCGATCTGGTCAAACAGGTCTGGGAAACCGGGATGGAAGTCAAAGGGTTCCCCGCCCGCATCGACTACCCCCTTCCCGCCAAGCCTGCCGACATCGACACCAACGATGAGGCCCGGCGTGCATGGAAGATGGAAGCTGCCCGGATCTACAAGACCAACGTGCGGCACGGGTCGAAGCGGATGCAGACCGCCAAGATCATCTGGCTGGCCGAAAAGTTCGCCCCTGAGGCGGCGATCTACTTCCCGGTGCAGCTGGACTTCCGTGGTCGCATGTACTACCAGCCGCAGTACCTGAACCCTCAGGGCTGTGACCTTGCCAAGGCGCTGCTCACGTTCGCCGAAGCAAAGCCGCTGGGAGAGCGTGGGGTCTACTGGCTGTGCGTCCACCTCGCCAACACGTTCGGCTACGACAAGGTCTCGCTCGATGAGCGGGCCAAGTGGACCCGGCTGAACAGCTGGCGGATCGAGCAGGTGGCGGCTGACCCGCTGGCAAACCTGTGGTGGACCGAGGCCGACAAGCCGTTCCAGTTCCTCGCCGCATGCGTGGAGTACATGGCGATGCTGGAAGGTGGCCGGGAGAACTACTGCTCCAGCCTGCCGATCCTCGTGGACGGCAGCAACAACGGCTGCCAGCACTTCAGTGCCATGCTACGTGACCCGGTGTGCGGGCGGCTGGTGAACCTCGTGCCGCAGGACAAGCCTGCCGACGTGTACGCTGAGGTCGCACAGGCGACCGAGGCTGCTTTGCGCACCCTCATTCTCGACCCTGAGAACGAGGCGAACGCGAGCGATGAGGCTCGCACCAAGTCCCGCTGGGCGGCGAAGTGGATCGAGTATGGATTGACCCGCTCGATGCTCAAGCGCCCGGTGATGGTGCTCCCCTACGGCGGCACCCGGAATGCCGTCAGTGAGTACCTCAACGTCTACGTGGAAGAGCAGGCCCAGCCTGAACCCGTGGGCAAGGGCAAGCCGCACCCGTTCGGCGAGGACTACCCCAAGGCCCTGTCGTTCCTGACCAGCGTAGTCTGGCAGACCATGGCGGAGGTGGTGGTCGGCCCGCGTGTGGCCATGGACTGGCTGCGGGATTGCGTGCGTGCGATCTCCAAGCTGAACGTGCCGCTCAACTGGGTCACCCCCAGCGGGTTCGTCGTGCAGCAGAAGTACGTTCAACAACGTGGCACCCGCGTCCAAACGAAGGTTGGCGATGAGGTGATCAAACTGACCCTTCAGGAGGACACTACCAAGATCGACCACAAGAAGCAGGCCCAAGCCATCAGCCCCAACTTCGTCCATTCGCTCGATGCGTCAGCGCTCGTGCTGACCATCCTTGCGTGTGCGAAAAAGGGCGTCCGCTCTGTGACCGCAATCCACGACAGCTACGGCACCCATGCGTGCGACATGGACACGATGCAGCATGAACTGCGTGCCGCGTTCGTGGGCATGTACGAGAACAACGACGTGCTGGCTGACTTCGCAGCACAGCTGCCCCCTGTCGACAACCTTCCCCCGGTCCCGCCGAAGGGAACGCTCGACCTGCGGGACGTGCTGCGGTCTGACTTCTTCTTTGCCTGATCATTCCCGGTCTCGCGAACACGGCGGCCCTGCGAATGAATTAACACCCACCCTTAGAGAAACAACTTTCCCTCCAACAGGAGTTCCTATGCGTACCGTTCCATCAACCACCACCGTCTTCGAGGGCCGACTCGCTCGCATGGAGTCGCTCAAGGAAAAATCCTTGGGCACCGTGCGTGTCGAGACGGATGACACGCTGATCGACCTCGGCGTGCTACTCCGCGACAGCAAGCACGAGATCCGCGTGGGGTTCGTCGGCACCCGTGTCGGCGACAACCACCACCTCGGACGGCAGACGACCCAGATCGTCGTCATTCCCCGCAACCGAATCCGCAAGCTGGAGCGGCGGTAGCCATGGCAGACAAGGACATCACTGACGAACTTCACGATGAGCGGAAGGCGGCACTGGCTGCATCCGCTCTGCGTCTCCGTAACACGGCAGGCCGAGCGCTCGACCAGTTGCTTTGCGACATGATCGCCAAGAACGAAGACCAAGGCGCGATTGAGTTTGAGACCGAGGCCGGTCGATCTGTCGTGCTGGTGCTCGCCATCGGCGAAGCCGCGAAGCACTGGACCGAGTAACTGTCAACCGCGAACCCCCAACCCCAACACACAGAACCATGAGCAAGAAGAACACCAACATCATCACCCCTGCCGGTATCGCCAAGTGGTGCCACGTCAGCGTGCCCAACACGAAGCACGTGGCCGAAGGTGAGTATAGCGTCGACCTGGCCCTCGAAGGCGAGGACGCCGAGAAGCTGAAGGCTCTGCTCGATGAAGCCGCTGAGCAGGCGAAGCAGGACGCCCTGAAGAACAACCCGAAGGAGAAGGGCCTGATCCTGAAGGCCGAGGTCACCACCGGCTACACCGCCGAGATCGACGGCGAGACCGGCGAACCGACGGGACGCACCCTGTTCCGTTTCAAGAACAAGGCGAAGGGGATGAAGAAGGACAAGACCCCCTTCGAGGTCACCATCGGCATCTTCGACGCTAAGGGTAAGCCGATGAAGGGCGTGAAGGTCGGCTTCGGCTCGAAGATGAAGGTCTCGTTCGAGATCGTTCCCTTCTGGTCGAAGGGCCTGAAGAAGGTCGGCGTCAGCCTGCGTCTGAAGGCTGTGCAGATCCTCGACCTGAAGCAGTACGGCGGCGGTGACGCCAGCAGCTACGGCTTCGGTGAGGAAGAAGGCTACGAGTACGACGAGTCGCAGTTCAGCGATGAGTCGCGCGACGAGAGCACCGACACGGACGCGGTCGACGACAACGACGGTGACTACTAACCGTGGCTAAGGCTCCGTCTGCTGCGGAGCGAAGATTCGCGAAGTGCTGGGACGAGGCGGGTGGACCTACTCTGGAAACGGAGTTCAGGTTTCACCCGTCTCGTCGTTGGCGGTTCGACTTCGCTCACCCAGCCACCCGCGTTGCCATCGAGATCGAGGGCGGCGTGTGGACACGTGGTCGGCACACCCGGCCCAGTGGATTCATCGGGGACTGTGAGAAGTACAACGCCGCAGCCCTGCTCGGCTGGACCGTTATCCGTCTACCTACTGGCATGATAGACCATGAGAACATCCAGCCCATCATCACCTTCATCAATGAGGCACGCCTACGTGATACCGTCTCATGAAAACACACCTGACCGTCCACCACACCAACACTCTGTCGCAGGTGGACCTGACTAAGCTGGACATCGACATCCGTGACCGACGCTACGGCTACACGTGCATCGGTTGTCACTACCTGATCCGACGCAACGGCACCATTGAGACCGGGCGGCACGAACGGCTCGCATCGGTCTACGACAACGACGACCTTCGCAAGAAGGCGGTGTCGGTCTTGATCGTTGGAGACTTCGAGAACATCACCCCGGCTCAGGTCAGCGCGTTCAAGCAGCTGCGGGCCAAGTACCCGTCGCTGGAGGTCACCTCGCCTGTGCGTGGACTGATCGAGCGGCTCGGAATTAACCCCCACCCTTAGAGAGAGAGACTTCGCGACCCGCCAGTCTGAACAGCTGGCCGGTCTCTTCGGCCCTGCTCCCCTTCACCGGGGAGCGGGGTCTTTCTGCGTTTACGGAGAACCCAATGAAAGAGTCTGACTCCGTCGCCCTGAGCAAGGGGCCGTGCTCTTCCTGCGGGTCGAGCGATGGCAACGTGCTCTACGACGATGGCCATCACTACTGCTTTGTTTGTGCGACCTACACACCGCCGAACAGAGATCAACCCAAGTCACAACCCACTCAACCGAAGGACAAGCGAATGGCTGACATGATCCCTCTCGAAGAGATCGAGTTCATCCCGCTGACAAAGCGGAAGCTCGACCTTGAGACGTGTCGGAAGTGGCACTATGGCATCGCCACGTTCAAGGGGGTGAAGGCCCAGGTCGCCTGTTACAAGGACGACAGCGGTCGCGTCATCGCCCAGAAGGTGCGTCTACCGAACAAGGAGTTCGTCTTCCTTGGCAACGCGAAATCTGCTGGCCTGTATGGGCAGCATCTGTGGCGTGACGGCGGCAAGAAGGTCGTCATCACCGAAGGCGAGATCGACGCCATGTCGGTGTCTCAGGTCGAGGACCACAAATGGCCTGTCGTCTCCCTGCCCAATGGAGCATCGAATGCCGTGCGGGACATCCGCAAGGCTCTCCAATGGCTGGAGACGTTCGACGAAGTGATCCTGATGTTCGATCAGGATGAACCCCACTACCGCGCAGACGGCACCGTGTATTACCCCGGCCAAGAGGCCGCTGCTGAGTGTGCCGCTCTGTTCACCCCCGGTAAATGCAAGATCGCCAAGCTGCCCCTCAAGGACGCCAACGAGATGCTCAAGGCCGGGCGGGGTGCGGAGATCGTCAAGGCCAAGTTTGAGGCGAAGACCTACCGACCGGACGGCATCGTGTCCGGCACGGAAATCTGGGACCGCCTCGTCGCCATCAAACCCAACAACGCCATCGAATGGCCCTATCAGAAGCTACAGCAGATGACCCGTGGCGCTCGCAAGGGCGAGGTCATCACGTTCACGTCCGGCTCTGGCATGGGCAAGTCTGAGGTCATCCGGCAGGTCTACACCGGCTGGCTGAAAGACCCGGAAGAGGTGCTGGGCATCATGCACCTCGAAGAGTCCATCGAGCGGTCTGCCTACGGCATGATCGGCTTCGTGATGGGCAAGCGGGTTCACCTTGAACCCGAGAAGTACATCGGCACCGACGACTTCCGTGCTGCCTTTGAGGCGACCGTGGGGTCTGGCCGCGTGTTCATGTACGACCACTTCGGGTCGACCGACTCGGAGAACTTGTTCGACAAGATTCGCTTCATGGCGAGGGGATTGGGCTGCACAACCATCGTGCTCGACCACATCTCCATCGTGGTGAGCGGCATCGAAGACGGCGACGAACGCCGGATCATCGACAACCTGATGACCCGTCTTGCGACGATGGCTCAGGAGTTGAACGTCCGCATCGTCATCGTCTCCCACCTGAGGAAGTCCGACGGCACCCCGCACGAAGAAGGCGGTCGTGTGACCATGGACCACCTTCGTGGGTCCGCCGCGATCAAGCAACTCTCCCACACCATCATCGCCCTTGAGCGAAACCAGCAGGACGAAGAGCGCAAGCACCTCACGCTGCTCCGCGTCCTGAAGTGTCGGTTCACCGGGATGACCGGCGAAGCCGACTGGCTGCTCTACGACACTGACACCGGCCTGCTGCACGTCACTGACCCTGCGTTCCTCGATGAGACCAAGCCATCGGAGTTCGTGGATGAGACGCAGCAGGACTACTGACCACGAGGACAACATGAGTATCGCAGACACACTCGGCCTCTCGAATGAAGAGGCACGGGACGCTCTCAACTTTGTCGAGGGTGTCGCCAGTCGACATGCCCGCAAGGTGAAGCGGCTTCGCTCCAAGGTGAAGTCGCTGCGCTCGCAGCTGGGCTACGAGAAGGAACGCAAGGCCGAAGTGGCTGAAGCCCTGCATCGTGCCCACATCGGACAGGAGAAGCAGTATGGCGAAATCTGTCAGCTGCGGGCGATGGTGGAGCACCTTCAGAAGGATCTCCGCGAGACCTGCGAGAAGCACAAGCGGGAGACCAACCGGCTGCAAAGCAAGGTGGCCCAGCTGACGCAGGAGGTCGAGAACGAGCGGCACCATGCCCGCGTGATGACCGAGCGTGCTGACCGACTGCTGGAGAACCGCTACGCCACCCTGCCGGACCCGCCGCTGTACCCCGGTACCACGGTGAAGTCGTGCCGGAGTCAGACGACGCCGGACCATGAGCTTCACATCCGCCTGCCAGCGTTCGCCCTGAATGTGGCGATCCATGATCACGCGCTGCTCGCCGAGCGGCCTGAGTTCATCGCGAACCACATGGCGATGAAGACGGCTCGTGGGTGGAGCGACAAGCTGTACCCCCTGCTGCGTAACCAGATCCTCTCACAACTGAAGAAGGGAAAGTAACACCATGACTGGTATCACCATCAACATCCACTTCGGCACCATTCACGCCGACCGTCAGGCTGAGATTCGCACGCTCTCCACGGAGTTACAGCGGCGGATCGAGCAGGCAGTCGATGAGGTGATCGAAGAGAAGATGCTCCGCGTCAAGCACGACGCGAACGATGAACCCCTCACCCTCACTGCCTCCGTATCCATCAAAGCCTGATGCGTTTCTGCAAACACTGCGGCTCGCCTGTGGAGGGGCGGCGGGCCAACGCGGTGTTCTGCGGAGATAAGTGCAGACATCAACACGATGCGACCCGCCGTCGAAGAACACGTCAACGCGACGATCTTTGGCGGCGGTATGGCATCACGGTGGAACAGTACGAGCGGATGCTTGAAGCGCAAGACGGCACGTGTGCCATCTGCCGGCAGCCCTGCTCAACTGGTCGACGACTGGCAGTAGACCACAACCACCACACCGGAGCGGTTCGTGGTCTGCTCTGCCAACCGTGCAACACTGCGTTAGGACAGTTCGGCGACAGCATCCCAATTCTACTTCAAGCTGTCGCCTATCTCTCGAAGCACTCAACCCCTGACAATTAGGAGGTAGGCGATGAAACGCCTGCTGTTCGACGTGGAGTCCAACGGATTCCTCGAAGAGACGACCGTGCTCCACTGTCTGTGGATCATGAACGTCGACACGGGCGAGGTCACTGACTACGCCGACCAACCCGGTCATCGCCCGATTCGCGAAGGACTGAAGCAGCTAGAGTCTGCGGACCAGCTGATCGGCCACAACATCATCCGGTTCGATGTTCCGGTTCTGCGAAAGCTGTACCCGGAGTTGAACCTCACTGACAACCTGTTCGACACCCACAACGCCAGCCGCCTGATCTGGGCGGACATTTCAGAGAGTGATTTCCGCCGCTACGAGCGGGACAAGAGCTTCCCTGCGCAGCTGATCGGCAAGCACACGCTCAAGGCGTGGGGCTATCGGCTGGGCATCCTCAAGGGCACCTATGGTGAACAAGAGGACGCCTTCGCTGAGTGGTCGCCCGAGATGCACGCGTACTGCGCGCAGGACATCAAGGTCAACTTCGCTCTACTGGAGTTGATCTGGAAGCAGAACTTCAGCGAAACATCGTTCCAGCTGGAGATGGACTTCCAGAAGGTGATCCACCGGCAGGAGGAAGTTGGCTTCCCGTTCGATGAGGCATCCGCTGCCAAGCTGAACGAGAAGCTGGTGGCCCGCAAGCTGGAACTGACTGACCAGCTGCGGGACGTGTTCAAGCCGAAGTATCAGGAGATGAAGACGCCCCAGTATTGGGAGTGGGTGTCTCCCTTCGGCGGCGAACCGATCCAAGCCGAGACCAAGAAGGCGTTGACCGAGAAGCTGCGGGACGCGGGCATCAAGCCCCGGCCCAAGCCTTCGGAGTTTCGACCTGGCCCTAACAAGGTCAGGGAGATTCCGTTCAACCCCGGTTCCCGCGACGACATCGCCGCGAGGCTGATGGAGAAGTACGGGTGGAAGCCCACGAAGTTCACCGACGGCGGGAAGCCGCAGGTGGATGAATCGGTCTTGGAGACGCTGGACTACCCCGAGGCGAAGCTGCTGAACGAGTATCTGCTTGTCAGCAAGCGTCTGGGGCAGATCTCAGACGGCAAGGAAGGCTGGCTGCGCAACACCAAAGACGGTCGCATCCATGGTGCGGTCATCACCAACGGTGCGGTCACCGGTCGTTGTGCTCACTTCAAACCGAACGTCGCTCAGGTGCCGAAGGTGGGAAGCCCCTATGGGACCGAGTGCCGCTCGCTGTTCACCTGTGACCCCGGCTATGTCATGGTCGGCTGTGACGCGAGCGGTCTGGAACTGCGTTGCTTCGCTCACTTCCTCGCCCGGCACGACAACGGTGCCTACGCCGAGATCGTGCTGCACGGTGACGTTCACACCGAGAACCAGAAGGCGGCGGGTCTGCCGACTCGCAACGACGCCAAGACGTTCATCTACGCTCTGCTCTACGGGGCAGGCGACTACAAGCTGGGGTCGATCCCCGGCGTCACACCTGAAGACATCGCTCTCTACAAGACCACGGAGAACAAGCGATGGCGGGAGTACCTGAAGAAGGCACAGCGGATCAACAAACGTGCTGGAAAGGATGTCTTCCCAGTCGATGACCGATCCGTTGCAACCTCGATCAAGGGTTCCCTGCTCCGCGAGAGCTTCATGGACAAGTTGCCCGCGTACCGCCAGTTGGTGGAAGGCGTGCAGGCTGTCGCCAAGGAACGGAAGTGGATCAGGGGACTTGATGGTCGCCGACTTCACGTGCGCTCCGCTCACTCCGCTCTCAACACCCTGTTGCAATCGGCGGGAGCGCTGCTGGTCAAGAAGGCCACGGTGATCCTGCACGAGCGTCTGGCCGCTGCTGGCCTGAAGCACGCAGAGGTGATCTATCGCCCTGATCGTCGGGTCATCGTGCCCAACGACTACGCACAGCTGGCACACGTCCACGACGAGTTCCAGCTGCAATGCCGCCCTGAACTGGCTGAGTTCATCGGTCAGACCGCGGTCGAGTCCATCCGTGCTGCGGGGGAGTTCTTCAACTTCCGCGTGCCGCTGGATGGTGAGTTCAAGATCGGTCGTAACTGGGCCGAGACGCACTAACCCGAGGACAACATGAAACGTGTACTACTGCTCGATGGAGACATCGTGGCCTACGTGATTGCCTGCCGTTTCGAGCAGGACATCGACTGGGGCGACGGCGTCGTCTCTCGTGCGGATGAGGACGAAGTGTTTGAGTACGCAGACCGCTACCTCACGTCGCTTCAGGAAAGTCTGGACGGCGATGACAGCGTGATCTGCCTGTCGGACGTGAATCGTCACTACTTCCGCCACGACATCTATCCCGGCTACAAGGCCCATCGCACACAGGGCGAACCGCCGAAGCGTCTGGACGACGTGAAGGCATTCCTTCGTGCGAAGGACAACTGCGTCTGGTATCCGCGTCTGGAAGCCGACGACGTTCTGGGCATCCTGCACACCGACTACCGCGAGCACGCTCGACGGAAGATCGAGACTGTGCTGGTGACGAAGGACAAGGATCTCATGCAGATCCCAGGTCTGTTCTTCCGCCTCGATATGGAGCGGGAGATTCGTCGCATCACTGAGGAAGAGGCCAACCTGTTCCTTTGGACGCAGATGCTGACCGGCGATCCGACTGACGGCATCCCCGGCTGCAAAGGCGTCGGCCCGATCCGGGCGAAGAAGGTGATCGACCTCGCGCTCGACGAATGGGACAACGCCGACTCAGTCGACGCTGATCCGTGGGACTTCGTCTGGCCTGCTATCCGTTCCGCATATCTGAAGAAGGGCCACACCGAGGAATACGCCCTAACGATGGCCCGCCTCGTTCGCATCCTGCGATACGGCGAGTACCGAAAGGACACCCACGAGGTCAGCCTGTGGACTCCCCCCCTGTGAAGCCTGACCTGATTGACGTGGTGATCGCTGCCACGTTCGCCCTTGCCAGCATCTGTCTGACGGTGGCGAGCGTGGCGGCGTTCGTCCGCACCTACCTGAGGTATCTATGAGCAAGAGCAAGACGGATCGCCCCCTTGAGCAGGCGATTGGCACCTACACTGGCCGGAAGTTCTGGCCGTTGGATGCCCGTCCTGAAGAGGTGGACATCATCGACATCGCTCATGCCCTGTCGTGCATGTGCCGGTTCAACGGCCATGTCACCGAGTTCTACTCCGTCGCCCAGCACAGTGTCATGGTCTCCCATCTGGTGCCCGAGCAGGACGCCATGTGGGGGCTGCTGCACGACGCGAGTGAAGCGTACATCGCCGACATCGTTCGCCCGATCAAGAGCAGTCTCACCAACTACGCCGAGATCGAAGAGAACCTGATGAAGGTGATCGCCGAGGCGTTCAACCTGCCGTGGCCCATGCCGCCCAGCGTCAAGGTCGCTGACAGCGTCGCTCTGAAGACCGAGCAGCGTGACCTCAAGCCGCACAGCAGCAAGTGGTGCCCCCATACGGACGGCGTCAAGCCACTGCCTACCCGCATTCGTGCGTTTGATCAGCGGACGGCTGAACGCCTGTTCCTCAACCGATTCCATCAACTGGAGCTAAGCAAATGAAGAAGCGATTCATCGTGGGCCTGCTCGGCTACGCCGGGGTGGGCAAGGACACCATCTGCACCGCTCTGGGTTTCCGCCGCGTGGCGTTCGCCGACGCTCTCAAGCGGATGGTCGACCCCATCGCCGCCAAGCTGGGATACGACCTGACCGACCGTGACCAGAAGGATCAGTTCCGTCCGGTCTACGTTGAGGTGGGCGCTGCCGCACGCCGGAAGGACCGCGACTTCTGGGTGAAGCAGATCGACCTGTCGAACAACGTGTTCGGCAGCTTCCAGCATCTCGACCACACCGCCGTCACCGACACCCGCTACCTGAACGAATGCATCCGCATCTGGAGCGAAGGCGGTCTGGTGGTCTGGATCATGCGACCCGGCGTCGGCCCGAAGAACGGAGAGGAAGAGCGGTCGTTCCGCGAGATCCTCGCGTGGTGCCAAGAGCACAACTACCAACTCCCCATCGTCAACAACGACTCGACGCCGGAGGACGCCGCCAACCACGTGCTGTCCCTGCTCGTCGAGGGCTACCCCATTCCCAAGCTGTGAAACCGCACGTCTATCTGATCGGCCCCACGACTGGCTATCACGACCTCAACCGCGAATCGTTCGCTGAAGCTGAGGAAGCGATGGTCAGCCGTGGGATGGCGGTGGTTAATCCCACCAAGCTGCTGACAGACGTTACCCAGTCTACCCTCATTGCGGTGCCGCTGATCATCACTTGTCATCTCGGCTTGGCCCTTCCGGGCTGGCGGCGATGCGAGCATGCGATCATCCAAGTTCTGATCCTGCATCACCTTGGGCACCCAGTCTTTGAGTACCCGAGCATGGAAGTGATAGAACAGGCCCGCCTACCGAGGCTCGAAACCCCTGTCAGTTAATTCAAATACCCCCCACCCTCAGACGAATGAACGCTCCCCAGTTTCCCGAGGTGACAAACGAGTTACTTCGGGAGTTAGACAAACGGTTCCCTGAGCGCTGCCCTGATCCGAAGGACAGCGAGAGGGAAGTCTGGATGAAGGCTGGCGAACGTCGCCTCGTCCGATTCCTCCACCAGCAAGCGAAACTCCAACAGCAACGAAAGGTCACACTCAATGTGCAAGAGCGCTAAGATCAAGGTGCCTGAGGCTCCGATGATTCCCGAACCACCGGAGAACCCTGATGAACTGAAGCAGGACGCCCCGGTCACCGCGAGTGAGAAGAAGAAGCGGCGTGCCACTGGTACGGCTGCGTTCCGGCGTGACCTCACGATCCCGACTGGCGGTGGTGGCAGCGGGTACGGCGGACTGAACATCCCCGTCTAATGTCTGAGCTACTCACCGGGAAGGGCGAAGCAGCGGCAAGGTATGAGGCCCTTGTCGTGGAACGACAGCCCTACTTGGACATGGCACGCGAGTGCTCCAAGTACACCATCCCATCCCTCATTCCGCCCGAAGGACACACCGCGAGCAGCAAGCTCCCCACCCCATGGCAGTCCCTCGGGTCTGACGGCGTGACGAACATCGCGAGCAAGTTGATGCTCGTGCTTCTCCCACCGAACAACAAGTTCTTCCGCTTCATGATGACCGAAGAGGTCCAGAAGCTGGTGCAGAACGAAGGTGAGAAGACGCTGTTCGACGCCGCTCTGGCGGAAGCCGAGACCGCGACGATCAACGAGATCGAGACGACCGGCGTCCGCGCTCCGCTCTTCGAGGGCCTTCAACATCTGGCGGTCGCTGGCAACGTGCTGTTGCAGCAGCTGACCCGCTCGAAGGCCTCGAAGGGTGGTATCCGTGTCTTTCCCCTCTCTCAGTACGTCGTGCAGCGTGATCCCGCTGGCAACGTGCTGGAGATCGTCATCGAAGAAGAAATCGCCCCCGTCGCTCTACCGGAGCACGTGTATGAGGCGGTCAAGGAGTCCATCAAGAAGGATGAGAAGACCGTCAAGCTGTACACGCACATCAAGCGAGAGCAGAAGGAATACACGATCCAGCAGGAAGTGAAGGGCGTCGTCATTCCCGAGAGCATCGGGACGTACAACCTCGACGACCTACCCTATCTCGCCCTGCGTTGGAAGCGGATCGACGGCGAGCATTACGGTCGTGGTCTCTGCGAGCAGAAGATCGGCGACCTCAAGTCGTGCGAGACCCTCAGCCAAGCCATGGTCGAGGGTACGGCCATCGGTGCCAAGGTGGTCATCCTTGTGAACCCCAACGGTCTCACTCGGATGGACACTCTGGTCGAAGCCCCCAACGGTGCAGTCCGCGAAGGGCTGGCCGAGGACGTGAGCATCGTCCGGGTCGAGAAGATGGCCGACTTCAGCATCGCTAAGAGCATGCTGGACAAGATCGAGGATCGCCTGCAACGGGCCTTCCTCATGCACTCATCCATCCAGCGACAAGGCGAACGCGTCACGGCTGAAGAGATCAGGTACATGGCTCAGGAACTGGAAAATGCCCTTGGTGGCGTCTACTCCGTGTTCTCGGAAGAGCTTCAGTTGCCCCTCGTCAAGCTGACGTTCAACAGCCTCGTGAAGCAGGGCCGCATGCCCCGCCTCGACGAGCGTCTGGTGCGTCCAGCCATCGTGACCGGCATCGACGGTCTGGGCCGCTCGCAAGAGCTACAGCGGCTCGACCTGGCCCTCGCTGGTGCTGTTCAGGTACTCGGCCCCGCTGCGATGCAGCAGGTCAATCCGCGTGAGTACATGATCCGCCGCTTCACCGCTCTCGGCATCGACCAGAACGGCCTGCTCAAGAGTGAGCAGCAGCTGGCGTTGGAACAGCAGCAGGCACAGGAAGCGATGCTCGTGGATAAGGTCGGCTCGGCTGCCATCAAGGCCGGTGCTGACATGATCAACCAGTAACCACAAGGACAACATGAGTCAGAACGCAGGTATTGAAATCACGACCCAGCCGACCGGCCCCGTCGCCCCTGAGGCAAAGCAGCCTGAGGGCGAACAGCTGATCGGTGGGAAGTTCAAGACGCAGGAAGACCTGCTCGCCGCCTATCAGGCGTTGGAGCAGAAGCTGGGCAGTATCGGCACCGGCGAAGATAAGTCGGACGCCAGCAAGCCCGACGCGAAGAACGGCAATCCCGGTGCGAGTCCGGGTGAGAAGTCGCCCGAGAACGGCGGTGAGTCGAAGATGCCCGACTTCAGCGAGTTCGAGAAGGAGTTCGCTGAGACGGGTGGTCTGAGTAACGAAAGCTACTCCAAGCTCGAACAGATGGGCTACCCGCGTGGTCTCGTCGACAGTTACATCCAAGCCCAGAAGCTGGCTGCCAAGGGACTCGAAGCAGAGACGCATGCTCTGCTGAACGAGTTCGGCGGTGCCGAGCAGTACGGCCAGATGGTCGAATGGGCGAGGACCAATCTGTCCCCCAGCGAGATCGCTGCCTACAACAAGGCGGTCTCCAGCGGTGACCGGGACCAGATCAAGCTGGCCATCAGCGGGCTACAGCAGCAGTTCAACGCCCGACACGGCAAGGCCCCGAACATCCTCGGTGGCGGACGCGGCATCTCTGGTGCTGCCCCGTTCCAGTCGATGGCCCAGCTGAAGGAAGCCATGAAAGACCCCCGCTACAAGACCGATCCGGCCTACCGGGATGAGGTCGCGAAGCGGCTGAAGGCTTCCAAGCTGTTCTAACTTGGAGATCAACCCTATGAAGAGATTCGCCGTACTCTTCGGGGTGATCCTGTCCGCGAGCGTCCTGTTCGCGGAGACACAACGAATCACCCTGAAGCCCGGTGATCGCCTCGAAGTTGAAGTCGAGGCACCCATCGTTGAACCTACGCCAGACCCGGAACCGGAGGTGTCTCTCACCCCGCCGGCAAGTCTCAAAGCCGAGAACATCGGCGATGAACTGGCGATTCTCCTGACGTGGGAGAACACCGCTGTCGGAGCGGACAAGGTCGTGGTGATGGTGAAGGCCGCGAAAGGCCCATGGCCCTATGCGGGCATCGCCGTCCTGCCAGCCGACGCCACGTCATACCGCGTTGATCGCATCGACGCGAAGGACTTCGGCCTGCATCACAACTGGGAGTACGACTTCATCGTGGTCCCGGCACTGGGCACCGAAGTCGGCGATGCGTCTGACCCGGTTCGCATTCAGGCGAACCCTGAGGTCAAACAGCAGCCGTCCACTGGACCGCCGCCGTCAAGCCAAGACATCCCCAGCGGCGTCCCGGTGTTCACCCGCCCGAGCGTACCGACCGCCAACTTCATCAAGGTGACGAGCGAATCAGCGTTCGCCGCAGCGGTGGAGCAGGGTAATCGCGAGAAGCGTCCGGTCGTCGTGGAAGACGTGGTCTTCACGAAGACGATCAAGCTGGACTACCGGAGCAACATCTGGTTCGTCCGCTGCACGTTCCGCGTCGACGACAACCGCCCGTGGCCCTTCAACAACGGGCTGTTCCTCGCCAACTGCTCTGACATCAAGTTCCTCGACTGCCTGTGGACTCAGGTTCCCCATCAGGGCATCGAAGGCTACCACCTTCGCGATGTCCACGTGTGGGACTCGGCGTTCGACAAGGTCTGGGAAGGCATTCACACGATGCACGGCAACGACAATCTCGTTGTCGCCCGCAACTACTTCGTCCGAATCCATCGCATGCCGGTTGAGGTTCAGGGCGGCGGGTCGCTCGTGTGGGTCGCCTTCAACTGGGTCGAGAAACACGACAACGTCTACAACGATAGCTTCGGCCTGAGTCTCGCCGCGAACGAGACCAGCGAAGTCTACGCCCTCTACAACACGCTCATCGCTGACTCCCCGTCCAACTGGCGGGTGACGAAGGAGCGGTACGGTATGGGGCTGGAGATCGGTGGCCGCAAGGCACTGGCCTATCGCAACGTCATCTGGGGTCCGTGGGTCTGCGGTATCTCGACGCTGAGCAACCATAACGACTCAGTGAAGTCCCGCGTGACCGTTCAGGAAAACACCATCTCGGGCATTCGTTCCGAGTGGGGTTCCAACAAGGAAATCATCAACGACGGCGGTTCGCACCAGACGCTGATTGACAACGTCATCAGCTACGAACCGCTGCCGAAGCCCGAAAGGAATCAGTAGTGTTCACTCGGAAGAACGTCACTCTCGTCGTCGCGATACTCGTGGCGGCACTCGGTCTGACGCTGGTCGGCTGTGCAGGCTTCACCATGGAAGACCTGACCCAGGCCCGGCAGACGGTCGAAGACTACAAGGCAACCGCCGAGGCCACGATCATCGCCATGGAAGCGAACGCTCAGTCGCTACCGGAAGGTAGTGAAGAGCGGGAGCGTGCCGAGAAGATCATCGCCAAGGCACGTGAGGCTGTGCAGATTGCTGAGCAGTCGCTAGCCCACTACGACGAAGCGATCAAGAGCATCGAAGATGGTGAGCTAGATCCCAACCTCGCTGCCGCGCTCAACTCCGTTCCCTACGGCGTCTACATCACCACGGCCATCGCTGGCATCTTCGCATTCCTGAAGGCTCGCAAGGCGAAGCTGATCAAGGAAGCGTTGACCGACGTGGTTATCTCGTGGGATGAAGTCGGTGAGGAACTGACTGACTACGAGAAGAAGCTGGTCCGAGCGATTCAGGGCGAACGCACGACCGCGATTGTCCGTGAGATCAAGGACCGACTCGGATAACAACCCCGACAGGCTCAGGGCAACCTGAGTCTGCCGATTGCGGGATGGTGAAAAGGTATCACACCGGCCTCATAAGCCGGAGTTGAGGGTTCGATTCCCTCTCCCGCTATTCCCTCCACTCTGGAGCAACTGGCCCAACACGTCGTCCCTGCGGGGACGCTCGACAAGCATCGGACGCCCGTCCGTGGTTGGACAACCTGTGTGACGCCAGAGAGAGCATCGTCTCCCTGCATTCGCAGGGTCTCATCCATCTCTCCCCACACCTGCGGCTAGGCCGCGAAAGAAACACTCCACTATGTCCGATCTGCAAGTTGCTCGTCCCGGTCAGATCAATCTGGCTGGCGATGAGTTTGCGATGTTCCTCAAGCTGTTCAGCGGTGAGGTTCTCACCACGTTCGACACTGAGAACATCATGATGGGCCTCCATCTGATCCGCACGATCCCCCACGGCAAGTCCGCGAGCTTCCCGAAGGTCGGCGAGATCGAGAGTCTGTACCACACGCCCGGTCAGGAGATTGACGGGCAGGACGTTGCCGCCAACGAGATCGTCATCAACGTCGACGGTCTGCTGATCGCCCGGTCAGCATCGCCAACATCGACGAGGCGATGAACCACTACGACGTTCGCTCGATCTACACCGAGCGTGCCGGTCGCTCGCTGGCCCGCAGCTTCGACAAGCGCGTTCTCCGCACTCTGGTCCTCGCTGCCCGCACCACCACGCCGACCATCACTGGTGGCCCGGCTGGTGAGACCATCACGAAGGCCAACCTCGACACCGACGCCGGGGCCTTGAAGGACGCCATCGCCGAGGCGGCTGAGGCCATGGACAGCAAGAACGTCCCGACCGATGAGCGGTACGTCGTGCTGCGTCCGAAGGCGTACTACACCCTGCTGAAGGATCGCGAGATCCTGAACCGCGACTACGGTCAGGCTGGTTCGCTCGCGACGGCCACTCTCCCCGAGTGGATGAACTTCAAGCTGCTGAAGAGCAACAACATGCCCACGGGCACTGTGTCGGCTGTCAGCGGTGAGCGGAACAACTACGCCGGTGACTTCACCAACACCGTCGGCGTGGCGTTCCAGAAGTGCGCTGTCGGCACCGTCAAGCTGCTGGACCTCGCCGTCGAGGCTGAGTACAGCGTGCGGCACCAGGCGACCCTGATCGTTGCGAAGTACGCGATGGGCCACGGGTGCCTGTACCCGGAGGCCGCTGTCGAACTGGCGAAGTCCGCCGGTGGCGGCAGCTAATCGCCATCCAACTGAGGCTTTAACAGAGGGAGTCACTGAGTCACACGATTCGGTGACTCCCTCTTTATTGCGAGATACCTATGCCCACCTCAAAACTCCAAGCAGTCAACACGATGCTGGCAACGCTGGGTGAGGCACCAGTGAACACGCTACACGGTCAGCGAACCGCTGATGTCTCCATCGCGATTGCCACTCTCGATGAGGTGAGCCTCGAAACCCAGTCACAGGGGTTCGCGTTCAACACGGACGTGGACTACCCACTGACGCGTGACTCCGAGGGCTGCATCCCGCTGCCCGACAACATCATCAGC